ATAGCGGTTGGATACAAGGTCAAAAAGTTTAGTGGGCTTATGGGCTCACTATTTTTTTTGATCTTTTTTTGTTTATTTATGTATCATACATCTGAGCAAAATATTCAGATTTTAGGGTATATAGGCATATAAATATACCCCTAACTAATTATGATATAATAGTTGAATGACTACACCAGAAGAATATACAGGACCAAACTGCTGCGCTGGTTGCACATGCGAGAATCCTCACACCTCAAAACCAGAAGAAGAATAACATGGGCATAGGGTTTTTAGATAACCTAGAAAACGCCTGGGATGACAATCTATCTCTGGAATCAAAGGCTATACCTGAAACAGATGCTATGGGCAGAGAAAAATTTTGGGAAGAAGAATATCCAAACCTGGCTGTAAAAATATTTTCAGAAACATGCTGCACAGATTGTGGTTGCAAAAATGGATAACAATCAACAAGAATTAACTCCAGAGCAAGTACAGGCAATACTATTATTTCAGATTGAGAAAAAACTCAGGGTACAAATAGCAAAACAAGTTGAGAATAAATTTCACGGTATGTATCATAATGCCTCACACGCTATAGCACAATATATAAGAAACGGTGCTTAAGGGTAATTAGATCCATCGTGGAGTTCAACATCTCCAAAAATATTTGGATTCAGAATTACTGGTTTGTCAACAGAACCTCTAACAAAAGAAGTAGAAAAATATCTAGTTTTATCTCCTAGCATTTTCTTTGGCCCATGTAGTATATTTCCACCATGCATTACTAAAGATCTGGCTTTTGGTTTGTGAGTTATGCCAAGTTCGGGGTATTCAATCTCCCCACCTAAATAATCATCATTATAATATATAACAATTCCATAACGCATATAGTAATCTAAATCTTTGATCCAATAATCTCTATGGGTTTGCATTGGCTCGCCATCTACATATCTTTGTAGAGCAACATCGCTGGCATATAATAAATCGGAAAAAAGGTTTTGCACATTCTGATTTATTTCTTTAAAAATTTCGGGGAGTTGACCAAGTTTCTGCTTTCCATAAAAGAAAGTACCTTCTTGCTCCAAATGCCACCAATCAGACTCATCCAAAGACTGACAATACTCTAATATTTTGTCTTGCTGATATTTTGTTACAAAGTCTTCAATTTCGTAAATATCGGGAGATAGCCTATTGGCCTTCATCTACTAATTCCCACATGTTAATATCCACAAAACCCCATCGAGATTTGTCTGCCAACTCTTGGTTTTCCGCTTCAATAACAATTCTTATATTTGACTCTATATCAAAACCTGGGCTATACTCGGTTCCAGCGTTTGCCAAATAAGTCTCTTTAATATTTGAAAGAATTGGTTTGTAATAATACTTAGGCAAGTAAACCAGCCTCCTTCATACGATCATACATATTTGAGACAATTAGGCCTAGCGCTGGCTGGCTTTGTGAAATTTGTTTTTCCATATCTTCTGTGCTCATGCCACCTTGTATACACATCTGGCGATTATCGTCATTAATGCTCTTTAGCATAAGTTCTGTTGCTTCTTCTTTTGTCATACCCATTCCTTTTCTTGGTCGTAAGTTACAGAGTACTCCCCTGTAAATATTTCTGCATAAGAAATTATATCTCTATTATACCGTATAAGAGTCTCTATGCCAACTTTGTCGCATATGTACTTGCTACCCCTGGTTAGTGGTTCAAACTTCATCCCCTGGGCTTCTAGGGCCTTGTTTAGGGTATCCAAATATCTTTCCTTGCCATATCGTTTTGATACAAATGCTTGATCAACATAATCAAACCTTGCCTGCACATCATTTGCTTTTGCAATGTCCGAATTGTCCATTATGTACTGTAATGCAGGATGATCCATCCTATCAGACCAGTTTCGCATGTTGTTGCTGTATTTTTCCATATTGCGTAGAGTGGAGTCAGCAAAAGCCATGCGTATTAGGTCTAAAGTGGAGGTTTGCACTTCTGTTGCAAAACTAATCAAAAAAGCGGTTGCGAAAGGAAACTTGTCGCTGTAAGTCATTATGCCGAAATGTACATTCGGATTGAAAGACTTAGTTGACATACCGTCTTCTAATCGGCGCATATGATTTCCGAGAGATACAAACTCTTGTCGATTCATATCGCAGTCGACGAACAAACATTGCTCTGGATCTATCCCGTCGGCGAGGCACAAAATGTTTTTATCATATGAACCCACTATTTTCGAACCATTAAAACGCTCAATTAATTTTGCGGTCATAAAACCATCCATGTCAGGAGATATAATTAAATTTCGAGAATGTTCTAGTGTATCAAGTATGTCCGTTTTCATTTTTGTTAAATATACCCCTTATAATAATGTTATTATGACAGTACAAGACTGGGCTTCCCTAATCGTAGCCATCTTAACAATTGTATCATCAATCGCTTTTGGAATCAAGTGGCTAGTAAAACATTATCTGATCGAACTTAAGCCGAATTCTGGATCAAGTCTCAGAGATGCTGTCAATAGGTTAGAAATTGCTTTAGACGAACAAAGAATTGACTCAATTCAATCTAGAAATCGTCAAGAAGAAAAGTTAGACGAGATGTATAAAATTTTAATTGATCATATTGCTAAAAATGACAAAAAGTAGTTTTAATGATACCAAAAATAATTTGGCAAACTCATGAAAATGAATATAATGATCTGTTGCCATTTCAAAAAAATATTACAAACACTTGGAAAAATCTAAACCCAGGATGGGAATATAGATATGTCAATGCAGAAAAAAGATCTTTAGCCGTAAAAGAATATAGTGAAATATTACATAAATATTATCTTATGTCAGATAAACTACATCAATCAGATATTTGGAGATTAGTGGCCGTATATCAAAATGGTGGATTTTACGCAGATATGGATTCAATATGTGTTATGGGAATTGAAGAATCATTAGAAGGAAAATATAACAATGAAGAATTGGTATGTTCTCCAATAGGGTTCCAGCACTATGGAATTAATAGTTCAAATTTTGGATCAATAAAAAATAGCAAAATTATTAAGTCAATGATAGATTCTTTGTTTATTGCATATGATGAAGCAGACGATGTTTCAGGTTTTGGTTTTGGTTTTCCAGAAAATTATAACTTTTCAACTATAGCCCAAGAAAACAAAAATTTAATATTTTTTAATAATGAATATTTTTCACACGCAACGGGGTATAAAACTTCGTTTAATAATAATGTAAAGGTTGTATTTAATAGAAAGAAAATTGACTATCATTTACTTTGCATTGATATGAATTGGCCTATATATAATATATAAAGATAGTTTTTAAAACTATAAAGATATCTTTTTTTCTTATATATATTTAAGTATACACTATCCCAATCCTGGCATAAAAGACAAACCTTGACAAATCAGACATATCCAATTGTAACAATTTGGTAAACTTTTTTCTTGGTGTCCGTTTTGTCCTTTATGGTATAATTTTCTTGTTGGCTAATACCTTGGTTTGTCCTATACCCACCGACCTTGGTATTAGTCAATTTTTATGGTATAATCACAGTATGCCTATTCACTCTTCTCTTGCTTTCGGTGCCGATCCAGTCACTATGCAGTGGAGCGTTGTTAGGGGAGATACTGGGACTCTAAGAGTAGAGTTCTATGAGGATAATGAAGTAGATTATTATGATACTACTGGATGGATTTTTAGAGCAACCGCTTATGATCAATCTGGTAACGTTTTAGATGCCCTGGATTGTGAGCCCTCAGATGGTTTTGTAGATATTACAGCCCATCCATCGGTTACAAAAAATTGGGGATCTAAATATGCATCTGTCGTGGCTCAGTTGCCATTTGACCTACAAGTAATAATTCCACAAGATATTGAAGACACTGTTTGGACTCCAGTTATTGGTACAATACAGGTACTAGGCGATGTTACACCAGGGGGTACACTATAATGGCAGTTATTAAGATTGTTCCAATGCCAGGCGCAGTTGGAGACAAGGGAGACGAAGGTGCTCCAGGACCACAGGGTCCACAAGGACAAACAGGACAAACAGGACAAAACGGACAAGACGCACTATGGTCATATCAGGGTGCTTGGCAATCAAATGCTGCCTATGCAGTTGGAGATCTTGTAACTTATGAGGGACAACTTTATTATGCAAAAGCAATTACAACTGCTGGCACACTTCCAACCGATACTACAAAATTTGATTTAATTGCAGCAAAGGGCGAACAGGGTGAAACTGGCGCAACTGGCGCAACAGGTCCAGTAGGTGCAGATGCTGCATGGTACTACAATGGTGCATATAACCCAGGTGCTGGATATGCAGTTGGAGATGTTGTAACTTATGAAGGACAAACCTGGTATCGTAAGCATGCTAATGGAGGTAATGTTGGAGATACTCCATCAGAAGGATTATTTTGGGATTTAATTGCAGCAAAGGGTGAACAGGGTGAAACAGGTGCAACAGGTACATCTTTAATAACTTCAGGAACATGGAATTTAATTTTTAATACAAGCAACGGAACACTAGTTCAGTCAGCACCAGCCAGTGGAACTTATGCAGAGTACTACACTATCGGAGACCTTGTTTATTTTGACATGCAATATAGTTTTGCTAATGTTACTGACTATGGATCAAGTTGGTATCTTTTTAATCTTCCATTCCCTCCAAGAAATCCAAACAACTTTTCTAATAATACACTTGTAACTGGATTGGTAGTAGATACAACCTCTCCAGACAGTGGTTCAAATGTAATTTATGGCAGTATTCAAACTGTGCATCCTGTAACATTGGAAGATGGAGGATGGGTTTTATTAAATTACCAAGACACAGCAAACCAGATGGAACTTACCTCTGTTACCTTTGTCGCTCCAGCATCGCTTTCTGGAGTACAGGTTAATCCATATAGCCGTGTAAGAATGTCTGGCGTATACCGAAAAGCATAATACCGTGAGATAATAAAGCCATGGCTGTTTCTAAATCTATGGATTTCCCTGGAGCAAAAAAATCTTCTTATGCTGCACAAGTTGTTAGTCAAACCGCTAAAGTTGCAGAAACACAGTTATCACCAGACTCCACACTAAACTTTGTTCCAGTCCCTGGACCACAAGGACCACCAGGCCCACCAGGAAAAGATGGAGAAAGAGGCGAACAAGGTTTCACGGGAAACATTGGGCCTAAAGGCGAAAGAGGACTACCAGGCAAAGATGGAGAAAGTTCTTTATCAGCATCTGGACAGCAGGCAGGTTGGGCATCATATACAAACAGCGCAATCAAGCCTATAAAATTAGGAATTACCCAAGGCGATGACGGATGGGTTTCAGTTTGGCTAGATACTAAAGATAAAACCCAAAACGAAAAATACATGCCAAAGGGCTGCACTAGCCTATGGAACAGTCATCAACGAATGCTAAACTTTCACGGTATAAAAGAAGGATCTCAAGTATTCGTAACATACAACTTCGAACTAACCACCTATACATCTAATACTGAGGTTTGGCTAAGGACTTATTTTGCAAGTAAGGATCAGGAGTTTGTTCAGTTTATGGGATCTTTGAAATACCAGAATGTGTATAATCTTTCTGCTACCCAGCAAATATTTATAGAAGATTCTGTCATGTGGGGAAATGGTGCAATACCGCAAATCCGTACAGACTTTGATGCTTCCGTAACACTCAATTCTATATACGTCAGCGTGGTATAATAAAACCATGGCATTTCCAGCAACCTATGACTTTAACTATTATAAGGGTGATACCTTTGAATTTCGTATCTACCCGAAGAAAAATGATGGAACGGTTTTTGATTTAAGTGCATTTTATGTGCCAACAAACTATGCCAATATTCCAGATGATGTAACAGATACAGTTGCTCCATATGATAGTGCTCAGTTTACTATTGCAAATGTTCGTGGTTCTGCAGGAGTTCCAATTAAGTGTTTTGCTAGAGTATCAGATGACAACACTTTTGTTCAGTGTGCGATTAGACCAGCAGAAGGGAATCAGTTGGTTGCTGGTACAGAATATGTTTACGATGTTGAAGTTAGAAAGCCAGCAGGAGAATCAGGAAGTGGTCAATATGAGGTTGTTCAAACCTTGTTAACGGGTGCAATAACTGTTACAGATCAGGTTACTGGTGCTACTCCTGCCACTCAGCCAGGTGCATAATGGCAGATATCCTATTATCAAATGACGATTTAACAATTTTTGGCGGTCCAGAAACAGTAAGCCTCGATTTAGACGTTGGTCCACAAGGAGATCGTGGAAGTATTATTGTTGGAGTTCTTGGAGATCCTAGAGATACCAGCGTAGCCTCTACAATTGTACAAGAAACACAGGCTTTGGACATTGCAATAGATTATAATCCATACTCAACAACATACAAAACAGTTTTTCAAAAAGTTTCTACTGGAGAAGGACTACAATGGACTCCGCTACTTAGTTTAAAAACAAATTATTATTCATCTGTTAAAGATGTTACGGCTGTTAATGGAGTTCTTACTATACCGCCAATTAATCTATCAGAAATTGCAGACGAGATAAACCTTACATCTGCAAACTTTAGTATTCAATATTCTGTTTCATCACCAACTGGAGGGCCTGTTTCAACAAGTCTTGTAGTAAATGATGTAATAGATAGCCCAATTAGAGCACTACCACTTCAAATAAAGGGTGTAGAATATATTGATAACGCTTGGCAGCCTATGGCTGGACCAAAGCGTGTTCATTTATTTATTACGGTGGTATAATGTCAAGAGGTGATTTATAGTGGCAGAAGAGAATATTGATAATACCGTCAACGGTACTGGACTCTTCAACACCAAAATCCCAGGACTTTCAGATGCAGCCGATATTCAGGCAGCCTTAAGACTTTATCACTATGGAACATATACATACGATGGTTCTAACACAGACACTACACTTATCCCAAACCCTTCAGTTGCTCACCATTTTCAAAAACTAACAAACGACAAAGCCAACCTTTCAGGTGCAAATTTTACTGGACCAATTACAACTCCAAATAATACCGCAAGTAGAATTTCTTTTTATTATCCAGACTTGGACTCTTTTCCAGCAGCAAGTACTGCACACGGAGCAATTGCCCATGCCCATGATACAGGAAAGATGTATTTTGCTCATGATGGAGCATGGTTGCCATTAGCAGACCAAGAATATGTTCTTAATCAAATCTTAAACTCAACGGTAACTTTATCAGACAAGGCTGGAGAAGGAATTGAGTGGAATGCTACAGATAACCAATTTGATGTTGAAGCAAGTCTTGTAAATACTAACAAAGTTATAACAAAAGCATCTAGTTTTACTCTAGATCCTTTAGACGCATCAAAAACAATTTTGCTTTCAACACCAACAACAATGCAATTAACAATTCCATTAAACTCTGCTGTAGAAATTCCAGTAGGATATAAGTATCATACTATTGAGATTGGTGAAGGTGTAACTGCTTTTACCCCATCCACTGGAGTTATTATAAATAGCAAAAACTCTCAATTATTTATTGATGCACAATATGGACAAGCAACTCTTGTAAAGGTTGCAACAGATACATGGATTGCATATGGAGATATTTATGAAACTGGTTCTGGATCAACGACCACAACAACCACTGCAGCACCTACAACAACAACCACTGTAGCACCTACAACTACAACAACAACTACTGATGCACCACCATTCTTCCCACCATTCTTCCCAACATTTACTCCTGCAACAACTACAACAACAACTACAACCACTACAGAAGAGCCAACTACAGAAGAGCCAACTACAGAAGAGCCAACTACTACAGAACAAGACTGTACTCCAGTTGCAACAAACAATGAAGTTAGGGTTTGTAATGGAACTCCAACAACTGTTATGATTTATGTAAATCCATGTACAGGCGAAGAGTCATGGACATGCCCACCAACTACAACTACTACAGAACAAGACTGTACCCCAGTATATAGTGGCAATGAACTTAGAAACTGTGGTGGAGTTATGACATCAGTTGAGGTTTATGTCAATCCATGTACACAGGCAGAAACATATAGTTGTCCAGCAACTACAACTACAACTACTACAGAACAAGACTGTACTCCAGTTGCAACAAACAACGAAGTTAGAGTTTGTAATGGAACTCCAACAACTGTTATGATTTATGTAAATCCATGTACAAACGAAGAGTCATGGACATGCCCACCACCACCACCAACTACAACAACAACTACAACCACTACAGAGGCAACAACTACTACACAACAAGACTGTACTCCAGTATACTCTTACAATGAGTATCGTGCAGCATGTGGACAATCAGTTGCTATTTATGTAAATCCATGTACTGGAGCCGAATCTTATGATTGCCCAGGATCACCACCATTCTTCCCACCATTCTTCCCTCCATTCTTCCCAGCATTTACTCCTGCACCAACTACAGAAGAGCCAACCACTACAGAAGCGCCAACTGAGGAACCAACTGAGGCACCAACTGAAGCGCCAACTGAGGAACCAACTGAAGCGCCACCATTCTTCCCACCATACTTTGCTGTAACTGGTATCATTCCTTGGTTTGGACCACCGTGTGTTGAAGAAAATACTTTGATAGATACTCCTAGCGGTCAGATACCAGTTAAAAACCTACAAGTAGGTGATGTAATTTGGTCAACACCAATTACAGAACTTGATCCTTCAGAGCCAGACTGGGAAAAGTATGCTTGGAACTCTTCAACTCTTACAACTGGAGAACTTGCTGAAACAACAATTACTGGAATTAACTCTATAGAAGATTCAGATATTCTTTGCTTCAATGGTAATACAGATATTAGAATTACATTTACTCAACCAGTATTTGTTAAGAAGTCTGATGGTCAGTATGTAATTAAAGAAGCCTACTATGTTGAAGTTGGGGATAGTCTAATTATTGTTGATTCAGCAGGAAACAAAACTGAAGTTCCTGTCACAAGCATTGAACACTTTACAGATGAAGTTGTAACTGTTTATCAGTTGTCTTGTGAACCTTATGACTGGTTCTTCGTAAGCGGAATCTTAATTCACAATAAGTAGTCAAAGTGATTATTTACAATTTTTTGTCAGATGAAGAGTGTAATGTTTTAGTAAAAGAGGCTACTACTTCACAAAAATGGAAACCTCAAAACGAAAACACTGGAATATTTATACTAAAATCAGAAAACCATAAAATTCTTATAGATATAAAAAAAAGAGTATCTGATTTATTTGATAAAAATCTGCATACACAAATGATAAGAATGATACATAGAACAACTAGTGATTCTTTCTGGGAAGAGCATTCAGATGATGCTGGCGGAGAAGAGATTCTGTATGGAGTTGTTTTATATTTAAATGAAGATTTTGAAGGTGGAGAATTGATATATCCAGACCTAAAAATAGAGATAAAACCAAAAAAGGGAATGCTTGTTTATCATGCTGGATCCGAAAAACACAGGGTATCAAAGGTTATATCTGGTAATAGATATACTCTAACATCCTTTATAAGAACTCAGAAGGCTAGACATAAAGATACTGCTGGTGTATAATAGTAACATGTTAAGTAGATTAGATAAAATAAAAGAAATTATTGAAGCAAATAGGGTATCTGGGGTTAGCCCTTTAGATTTAATAAAGCCAAGCACTGAATGGGCAGAAGAGTCTGAGGCTGATAGAAGATATTCAATATGCCAAGGCTGCCCTGAATTTTTAAAATTAACTAAGCAATGTAAAAAGTGTGGATGCCTTATGCATTTAAAGACAAAATTGGAAAAAGCATCGTGCCCTATAGGAAAATGGTAATTGTAAAAATATTAATAAGGATAATAAATGTCTAGCATATTTATACAAATATCTTCTTATAGAGACAAAGAATTAAGACCAACAATTATAGACGCTATAGAAAGATCATCTGGAAAACATCAACTTTATTTTGGTATTCATGTTTGCTATTTAAATGAATCAGAAATTGATGTTCCTGATATAAAAAATATAAAATGGATAGCGAGCAAAGCCCCAGAAAACATTGGTGTTGGTATTGGAAGATACATTGCTCATCAATTTTATAATGACGAAGACTACTATTTTCAATGTGATTCTCATATGAGGTTTGTTCAAGATTGGGATGAAATTGCAGTCAATTCAATTTTAAATTATCAAACACATGGAATAGAAAAACCATTATTAACAATGTATCCAGCAAACTATTTTTATAAAGACGAAAGTTTTCAAGAAATAACCAGGGTGACTATAAATTCAGACTACAGGACAACTATAAGTTTTCATAAAGACCCAGAAGAGTTTAAAAAATCTAGGATACCATCTCAGACAGCCATGCCACTAAAAGAAGGCATTTTTACTAGATCAATTTCTGCTGGGTCAGTGTTTACTGTCGGGCCATTTATAGAACCAAACAAAGACATGGCTTTTTGGGGTGAAGAAATAATGATGGCAGCAAGGGCATATACTCACGGTTACGACCTTGTTGTTCCAAGTACACAATATCTATATCATTTATATTTTAATCAAAAAAATATAAAAATAAATAGAAGAGAGCATGTATGGATAGATTTTCCAAAAGAGTATGAAATATCAAATATTAAGTCAAGAGCAATAGTTTATAAAACACTTGTTGAGGGAACCGTTGGAGATGGATATCTTGGATCAAGCAGAACAATTGAAGAGTATGGAGTTTTTGCAGGATTAGATTTTTTAAATGGAAACGTTATAGAAAACTGCTAAACTAAAAAGCACCCACAGTTTGTACCGTAGGTGCCCTTAGTTATTGTATTTTACTTAGGAAATTTTTTCATCCACTCTTGGGTCCTTGGAGTAATACCCTTCCATGAAGACCAGTCTTCTCCACCCTTAGACATGTAATATGCAATCTCTGCATTTTTGACGGGATTGAATAGTTCAGCATTAGAATCAAGGTCAAACTTAGTTCTACGGTCTGGACCCAATTCATCAATCATATTTATTTGGAACATTCCATAAGAGGAGTCCCCAGTCTTATGGTTGCCATTAAATGCCAAAGGCCTACCATTGGATTCTTTCTTGGCAATGGCCCAAGCCACCACAAGATCTTGCCCCTTAAACCCTACAAGGGAAAGGAGTTGCTTTAATTCGATATCGGTCAGAGAAGTCTTATTTTCAAAACTCTCTAATTTTTTAGCCTTAGAAACTAAAAAAACCTCTTTCGAGGCGTTTTCTTGCTCCTGAGCCTGCTCTATACTCAAATTATTTTTGTCACCTATTTGTGTTTCAGCATTAGCAGCGTTTGACCAAGTCGCTACTAAAGTCAGTATGCTGAGTATGCTAATGATCTCTTTGTTTCTTTCGATAAATTTAATCATAGTTTCCTCCTTAGAAAACAATAACACCTTGGTAGGTGTTACTACCAAGTATAACACAAAATTATGTCAAAAGTCAACTTTATAGGGTGGTATAATAAAGATTATGCCATTATATGCATCTAACTATCCTACCTCACTTTCATACCCTATTGCTTCAGATCCCGTCAATGTACACGGAGATTTTAAGGTATTAGTTGATGCTTTAAATAATATTTTGCCACCATTAGGTATGACTAGCGTTGCTTCTCCTGTAAGAAATACAAGTTCTTCTATTTCTCTTCCCGCAGGAACACCAGTATTTATTTCAGGAAGCATATCTCATGATGGAAAATTAAAACCAACTGTTGAAAAATATAATCCATCAAGTTTAACACATAATCCTAATAATCCGATACTTGGTTTAATGCAAGCAGACACTTCAACATTAAGCGATGGCATTGCTGTGGTTTCTGGTATTATACAAATGAATACAACAGGGCTTGGATCTTCTGGTACTAAGGTTTATGTTGATTCTACTGGAAGCCTTGTCGGTGGTCGCCCATCAACTGGAGCAGCAATATATGTTGGTGTTGTTGCAATTCAAGCAACCAAACCACTTGGTGGAATGATAGTTGTTCAAACAAAAGGCAACGGTACTTGGGGAGCCCTTAAAGACGGGTTGTCGTGATATAATACAATTATGGCTACCTTCAGAAATCAACCCACAGACTCTTATGCATTAGGTGCAGCACCTCCAGAAATTCGTTGGACTGTTGTTCGTGGAGATTCTGCAGCATTTCGTGTTTATGTAACTAACGATGCAAGAGAGCCACTACTTCTTGATGACTGGGAAGTAGATATGGACATTCGTCGTAATGGAGTGCTTATTGTTTCTCTATCCCCTCAGCCAATTGAGTATCAAGACACAGAAGGAAGTTTCACGGTAAACATTACATCTTCACAATCAGAACTTCTTGAGACGGGAGACATCTTTGATATTCAACTCACAGAACTTTTATCAGAGGGCAGAGTTTGGACGGTAGCCAAAGGGTCAATGGTTATCATTGAAGATGTAACAAATTAATGACAACAAACCTAACCCCACTACCACAAGAGTTTTATAGAACAACCCATAGGCTTGCTCATACTCAAATCAAAGACCTTGATGTCAAAAGAATAAGAATAGATCACTTCCAGCCAAAGGCTAGAGTAGAAGAGGTTTTGCCATTTAGGGTTCAATTTATCAATGTAAGTGTGTTTGGATACTCTAAAACCAATCCCCCGCCAATTCCGCTACAGGTTATTGGTTACAGCAACTATATTCTTTAACAGTATTATTAAAAGGGGTGTTATAATTGCCACATGGCAAAAATATCAATTGCAGACCTAAAAACCAAGTATCAAACTGGGGATCGTCCCACACAAGAAGACTATGAGGATTTAATTGACTCTGCCTCTGCTCGTTCAACAGACTTGGCTACAGCAGGCAATAATGAAAACACAATAACAGGAATTGAAAATGCCACAGTCATCGATAACTTTGATGCAACTGAATTTAGAATGATCAAATACATTATCTCTATTGCTAAAACAACAGCAGGAGATAACAAGTACTATGCAACAGAATTGACCATACTTGTAGACGGTTCAAATGTGAACGTCTCTGAATATGGAACAATAGACAATGATGGGAATATTGGCACCATAAGCGTCTCGAGGGCTGGAAATACCGTGGCTTTAACAGTCACTCCAGATCCTGCAATCAAGCCAGTCACAGTTCGTTTTGCACGAATTGGACTTAAGGCATAACTAAGGAGATAATAAAATGGCAACAGTAGTAAAAGACTTTAAAGTAAAGAATGGTCTCATTGTCGAAGGCACAACAGCAACAGTAAACAATTTTGACGTTCTTACTAAGAAGCAAGACGATCAAACATACATCGTCAATTTAATTGGTGGTACAGCCACCTCAGCAAACGAAGCAGACAAGGTCGTAAAGCGTGATGCTAACGGCAACTTTTCTGCGGGAACA